TATTAGCTGCATCCACGTAGAACACCAACCCATCCGTCACTATGCTTGGTCCGTACTTGTAGCTCATACGAATCTGTTTTTAAGGGCGTTGTAGTTTTGTAGGATTTCGGAGGTTGATAGAGCTTTGCTGTAAACCTTAAAAGAATAGCACTCCATGTCTGGAGCGTACCCTAAACTAACTCCAGTAGAGTTGCTAGCTACATTCCACCCGTAACCAGAGTTGTAAGTCACACCAGAAGTGTATGAAGTGGAAGAAACTAAAGACCCGTCTTTGTAAAGCCTCAAAGTAGAGCCATCATAAGAGCAGTGATAATTTGAAATAACTCCAGTTGTAATTGATGTGGAGGTAACATTTTGATTGTATGCGTTTACAGTGAAGTATATGGTACTGCCAACACCATAAAAAGTAACACCCTGGCTAAAAGTATTGTTTAGCCTTCCGCAAAGACCATAAACGGATTTGGTAGAATTTAACTTTAACCAAATATCCATAGTAAAGGAAGAAGGGTTGTAAATGCCTCCCGTAAGTCCTGTATCAAAATAATCGTTGGTGCCGTCAAAGCTAATACCACCCCCATTAGAAGAACTAAATGTAGGTCCATTGGTAAGACTGTAATCACCCCCGTTAATCAAGTCACTCCAGGTAGACCCGCTACCAGGGTACGACTTACTGTTCCCTGCGTCTACATAGAATACTAGCCCATCGGTTACGATAGGTGCGTTATTTGCAAACCCACCCATTAAATCTCTGCGTCAGGGTCAGTCCAGTCAGTCCCAGCGAGCAACGTAAGAATCTCTTCGTGAGTGTACTCCTGTGACTTTGTAGTGAGAGCAGCCACCGAAGGTGGTTGGTCCCCTTCGTACTTCACAAAGCTCTGCGTGTCAGCTAAGTTCTTTCTCAGCGTATCTGCTGATGTCTCCATAACTTCAGAGAAGTCGATTGTACCCACCTCTGTGAGGTCGAATACTACGTAATGTCTGTTTTCGAAATGCATGATATTAAGTTAAAGTAGTGCTCTTCCAGCCCCCGTTGATGTATACATAAAGGTAACACGTCCCAGAAACAATACCTAGCTGCATGGTTCCTTCAGGGGCTGTACCTGTAGGTGCAGCAGTAAGGATCTGAGGAAGAGCCATGGTTCCGTCTGAGTTAGACTGGAACATAGGTAAACCAGACACGTCGTTTACACTGAACAGCGTACCAGTAGTTGTCGTATCTACTTGGAAGAGGTCGTGCGTACCGTCATGGATTGTAAAGGTTTCAGAAGCTGTAGAGTCCAGCTCAATATCAACATCACCATTTACATCTAGAGTAGCGGTTGGGTCAGTGTTCCCAATACCTACATTACCAGAATTGTAGTATATCTCGTTGGTGTTGACTGTAGTCCATTGAGAACTACCTCCTCCACTGACAGTGGTAAAAGATAAGTTTCCTGACCCATCAGTAGTCATTACTTGACCGTTACTACCATCAGAATCGGGGTAAATAATGCCATGGATAGTTGTTGAACCACTAGCGCATACTATATTGTTTCCGAAAGCTGGGTCGCTGCTGTCTGTTACAATAAACTCTCCGCCGTCGTTGAGATCGAAGGTGAGCGAAGAGCCGTCGTGGTCGAACGTCTTGTTCCCTGTCTGCGTGAGGTTCGTATTTGCGAGGTTGGTATCGCTACCGCTACCGCCAGATGGTGTGGCAAATGCGAGATCTCCATTGGCATCTACTTCCAGTACCTGACCAAGCGTCCCTGTAGCTGCTGGGAAGGCGTAGCCAGTTGATGACGGGTCGTTGACCTGTAGGGTACCGTTTACTCTCAGGATGTCGTTGTCGAACTCCCCGTAAATCAGTGGGGTGGTGGAGTTGCTGTTCTCTATGTAGAGTTTGTTGGACTCTGTAGTGAGGGTTGAGCCTGCTTGGTAGCCAATTAATACGTTGTTTCCACCTTCGGTAAGGGCCGTTCCAGCCTGGTACCCAAGAGCAACGTTATTTGCACCATCCACTGTTGTAAGAGCCAAACCAGACTGATGTCCAATCATGGTGTTATTACCACCAAGCAAAGAACCATTACCAGCATCGTAGCCTATCATAGTATTATAATCGGCGTCACCAGCATTGGAGCCCCACCCAATTGCAATACTTCCCGTTGTATCAGCTCCGTTCATAGAGTTATGTCCGACACCTACAGAGTTTGTAGTGCCGTTATGAGTGTAGGCTGCGTTAGCTCCAATCATCACGTTGGATGAATTGTTGTTTTGTGAGCCGAAACGCCCTGCCGCATACCCAATATAAACAGAATATCTACCACCTCCGTTTGTGCTACAGGCGCCTTGCCCAATAACCACTCTTTGACCAAGGCCGTTACCGCCTGCGGAATTACCAGCGTTACTTCCTATAAAGACAGAATCAGATGGATTACCGCTACCCCTTGGGCCTGAATTATAACCTATAGCTACGGTGTCGTAAGTACGTGCGTTCGCTAAAGCTCCAATTGCAACAGCCTTGTTGTTTCCAGCTACAGCTTGATAACCCACAGCCACAGAGTTGTCATTACTTACACCCCCCGCGTTAGCTTCGTAGCCTAACGAAGTGTTGTAGTTTGCGTCAGTAGAAGCGCTGCTAGCTAAATACCCAACCGCTGTATTACCAGCCCCAGTAGTTAACGCTGTTAGGGCTTGGTAGCCCACAGCTACTGTGTTAGCGAAGTTTGAACCTGATGCGCCGCGACCTGATTGATGACCCAGCAAGGTGTTGCCTCCATCGGTTGTATATCTACCAGCATCACCCCCCAAGGCTACACTCCCTGCACCAGAGCCTGTGCCTCGCAAGGCTCCGTTTCCGACACCAACATTAGAACTACCGCTTGTAATGTTTTGACCAGCACTATCTCCTATGAGTAGGTTACCAGAATTATTAACTCTATAACCTGCTTGTTTACCAATGAAAATACCACCTAGAGTAGTAGTGTATCCCGCCTGGTAGCCAAGCGCAGTAACGCTTGTACTATGGTCAAACTGGCTTTGACCTGCTTGATACCCAACTACAGTATTATAAGAAGACTCAGTGATGCTATCTCCAGCCTGATACCCCACTGCTGTATTACCTGCACCAGTAGTCAACGCAGTAAGGGCTTGGTAACCTACTGCTACTGTGTTAGCGAAGGTGGAGGTTCCAGATGCGCCAAGGCCAGCTTGATAGCCAACGGATACGTTATTTCCTCCAGATGTATATTGAGCGGAATTGTTACCCACTGATACAGAATAATCCGTACTGCTGTTAAGCGAAGAGTCTCTACCAACAGCAACTGAATAATTACCAGGCTTTGCCCTAGAGCCAATTGCAGTCCTTTCGGATCTTGATTGAAAGGCACCAGCTTGAAAACCCAGTAGTACATTGTGGGATGCTCCATCATTTTTCCCAGCGTCATGCCCTATGTATATAGAGTATGATCCCCCAACATTACCGACAAAGTTGCTTCCTATTTTAATTGTACCTTCGGTCTCTATTTTGTCCGTAACCTTTAAAACTCCGTTTACATGCAACGGCTGACTTGGTGTAGTCGTACCAATACCTACATTCCCAGTAGTGTAGTAGATGTCGTTACCAGATCCAACCCAAGGAGAGCCAGCTCCTGCCTCCCACTTGCCAGAAGTACTGGAGTAAACAAGTGCTTGACCGTCAGAAGGCGAAGGAATATCCGTATCTAAAAGGTCGGAAAGCTCATCGTATACAGGCGGTGGGGAAGCAGGGGCTTGGTTCTTCCACTTCCCATCGATATATACCAACGTAGAATTAGCAGCTACCGAACCTCCAGCCTGCTCTGTATCAGCGAGGTCGAAGATGCTAGACGTAGACAGATCAGCAGCCTCGCCCTGCTCACCTTGTGGGCCAGTCTCACCTTGAATACCTTGAACACCCCGCTCTCCCTGAATGCCCTGTGGACCTTGTGGGCCAGTCTCACCCTGTCTACCAACTAAAGAATCAAGGTAGTCCTGTACGCTACCCTTATTTCCTTGTTCGAGCCATACAGTGTATGCGCTTTTTCCCTGAAGTCCGATAGGACCTTGATCCCCTTGATCCCCTTGAGGTCCTTTAGATACTGTAAGCTTTATCTTCTTTGCCATATCAAACCGTGACGTCTTCGTTAACTTTGAAAGTACCGTAAACTAAAGTCTCAACCGAAAGCTCTCTGTAATCGCTATTAGGTCCTGTTCGAGAAGTATCCTGACGTGTCTGCTGGATGTCATACACGTACAGCCCTGCGTTTACACTCATGTCGGAGGCTGGTACGCTAAACGTAACCAAACCATCAACCCTGTTGTCAATATCAACATTAGGAGAAAGCAAGACGGTCTCTGAGGTGTCGCTTAAGCGAACCTGCATAACAAACGAGTAAACATTAGTGGGATCACCAGTAAGGTCAATGGCAACTCCTTCTTCGTCTTTCAACTCAAGGTTAAGGATAAACGTATCACCCTTCCTGCAAATGATATCTAGTCTTTGAGACCGATCAAGGTTTATAATGTTTTGCATACTAGCCTAAGATTTGAGTACTCTCGTTTTCAGAAAGCTCCCCGCGATCACCCTGTCTTTGAGAGATCAACTTGCTTTGCTCTACTGTTTGCTTCTTTACCCGCTCGTCCTTTCTGTCCTCTTTGAGAGTTTCAAGCTTCTCTTTGAAGTCCTGGTCGTCAGACCGAACGCCAAGAAGCGCCTGTGCTTTGATAAGCTCAATTTCTTTTCTGAATTCGTGCTTCACACCCTCTAGCTGAGCTTCCAACTGAGTCTTTAACTGCATCTCTTGAGCCTTCAGCTGAGCCTCCATCTGCATCTCTTGTTGCTTCGCCTGAGAAGAAGCCATAGCAGACTGCTGTTGTATCTGAGCTTGCTGCTGAGAGTTCTGCATTGCAATCTGCTGGTTCTTAGCAATACGCTTCTTGCGTCTTACAACCAACAGTCTTTCTGCCTGGTTGACGTCCTTCAGCTGTCTTACGGCAATAGCATCCTCTAAGTCGATCTCCTTTTGAGAGAGTGCAATCTGAATGTTTTGTTCCAGGTACTGACGCTCTGACTCCTCCATCTCCTTTACTACGCGAACACCGAAGTTGTACATAGCTAGGTTTCTAAATGAGTTGAGCACCTTCATGTTTTCTTTACCGATGGCGTTCTCGTAAATTCTAAACAAAACAGACTCTGGGTGGATCACCTGTACACACTTCACGATATCGCTGCACACCTTCTTGTACAGGACCATAGATGAGTTGGTGATGTCGTAGATAGCGTTGTTTGCAGCAGCCAATGCTTGCTGCCTAACACCAACCAGAGCATCAGACTTAGGAGTGGACGCATCCATCACCTCGTTAATACCCGTAGCGTCACGAATCATACGGAGGTAGTGGTTGTACAAACCAATAAGCTCATTGATGTTTCGAATGCTGTTTCCGATCTCTCTGATTGGTGGGTTCTGGAATCCACCCTCTGGGTTCTTGCTTCTGTAGTAGAAGACACCCGTCTGCTCGTAGATGTCGTGCAAGTCGAGCGGCTCAAGCTCACCTCCTCTTCCAAGCTGTACGTTCTCCAGTCCTTCGATGTCTATGATGATACCGTCAGGCTTGGCCTTAGCTACTGCCTGCTGAATCTTCAGGTGTGTAAGCTGGAGTTGGTCAGCAAATCCGATGCAGCTGTCTACCATAGACTTAGGCATCATGTCCATCAAGTTGGTAGCACAAACAGAGTAAGAAAGGTTTGTGCGAGAAATGTCATGGATGTTCTTTGGGATGTTGTTTTTCTTCCCGTAGTTAAACAAGAAGTCAGTACCTAGTACGTAACAGCCGCCATACACAGCGGAATTTTCCATCTTCATTACCTCCCTATTGAACACGGAGTTCTGGGGAGCCTTGTAGTTTTCTCCTTTTGAGTAAAAACCTACGTTACCATATCTGCTTTCTTTCGACTCGAAGTACTCACAGTCAACAGACATAAACTCAAAGTCTAGGACTTCGACCATGTACTCGTCGTACCCAAAACGAGACACGTTATTCACCCTATCGTAAGAAGACTGGTTAAGTTTTCCAGCATCATAGCCGTACTTCTTTTGAGCTCTCTCGGCAATCTTCTTGTATTCCCCCTCAGTAAACTGATCGCCAGCCATGCGCTTCAACTCCTGGATAGGGATGTGTCTAACATGACCAGCGTAAACCAAGTCTCCAAAGTTTGGGTCTTCGGTAAAGCTGTGAATAAAGTTCACTGGATCTACGTAGCTAGTCTTGAGTCCGTACTGAGGATCGTTGTCCCTCTTAACTACAGCCATACCCAAGATAGCCAGGTCGTTTACGCAACGACGAAGAATAGATTCATTGAAGTCATTCCACTCAAGGGTGAGGTTGGTGGCGATTTGAGCTGCAATCTCGGAGTTAGACTTTACGTTGTTTCCGATAAAGATCTCAGCTTCCTCAAGGCTTTCAGGGATATCCTTTGCTGGGCCTGCAACCTGAACGCCAAGCTTCTCCTGAATGCCTGCAAGCGCTTCCTTTGCCTTTACTGAATACTCAACCTTCTTTCTTTGTAAGTCTTTTTCAGACGAAGACAGAGGGTCTACAGCCTCAAGGTTTGGATAAGGGTTAAGCGAAAGGATCTTGTTTACTACGATCCGAACGAACTTAGGAAGGATAGGTACTGGTGTGAAATCCAGATTAAGCATACTTCCATCACCATTATTAGGATCAAGAGAAGTAAGAAGCGACCGATAGATAGCCGTGTCCTGTGTTCCGTTTGCGTACCTGCGGTTCTTCTCAAACGTTTTCTTTCTATTTCCGTAAACGGAGTTTTGCTGATCTATCTTTCCCCACTGCTGGTAGATGGACTTCGCATACTTCAGTCCGTACTCCCTGCCCTGCTTTACCTCGGAAGGAGCTAATGGATCTGGAAAGTTAGAAGATTTTCTATTGTTACTATACATGTGCAATGAGTAGAGTTATTTTAACTCAATGCAAATATAGTAAAACTAGGAGTGCCAGGCTTTTGGGCTATACGTCCTGATAAACTTCTTTTGATTGAAGTCAGTCTTGGGCTTTTGCTGTTTAGCTTTTTGAGCTGCAAGAAGCGCAAGACCAGAACTAATCGTCAAGTCAAACTTGGTTCGCTTGTCAATCTTATAGGCAATCCAATCCTCCAGAGTTCTATTGAAAAGCATCTGTCCCATCTCGCCAGTTTCAGCTCTCAGCCCCACATGGTCGTGGATGTATGCTTCGATAGCCTGAGCGTGAGATTGAATTACATCCTGAGAGTTCGAAGGGATGCCTTTTGTTCTTACGTTGCTGGATGAATTAGGGTTGCGAAGATGCTGTGGTCTGTCCATTAAGTAACCGTCGTAACCCCTTGATTCAAAGTATCTTGCAATGCCGTACTTGTTGTTCTCTATAAGCAGAGGATAGCCATAGAAGAATGCGCACATCAGAACATCTTCGTAGAAGATGCTAGCCAAATCTGGACGAGAAGCATACTCAACCACAAACATATTTGGTGGCGCATCCATGCTAAACTTGTTGTACATGTGTAGCGCTCCCTTCGAGCCTCTACCGTCTACGGTAGCGTCAAGGTCGTAGGAGTCAACTCCGCCCACACCCACATGCGCGTTAGGAGCTATGCGCTTGCCTCGTTCGTCAGCCTTATTGTTTCTTAAGTGATCTGGCGGAAGCCAAGCCACACGAAATCTACCGTTAGGGTCTGGAGAGAAAACCACCTCTTCGTCTTTCACTCTCCACACGAAGTTTCCTTGGACTACTGGGTTTGGGTAGAGGTCGTTGTTGTATTCTATCTGCTGGTAGATCTTCCCTATGTTAAACAGGCTACCCTCGATGCTATCTCTGAAGGCTTCGTCCTCAGTAAAGGGAAACTGCCTGATGATCTCATTGAGTTCAGAAGGGTCATCCTTGAAAGAGTGACGTTCGTTCTTTAGGTATGTTCGGCTCCCCTGATCTATAGGTTCCCCATCCACACCCTCAATCTCTTTCTCAGGGTTGTCTACAACAGCGTTACCATACCTATCGAAAAATCCTTCTAGGGCCTCGTAAGCTGGTATGAAGATTCTGTACAGCCCCGATCTTGTTCTCCCGTTGTTGTTTCGTTCGCCAGGGTCCGAGTCGTTCCAAAGACCTTTGTACTCATCCCCACCTTTGTTCATGGGGTTTACCGTGCTTCCTACCAGCGCCTTGCCCACTACGCGCTTACCAACGATTAGACATGTACGCTCGATACGCCATGCCTCTCGAATGTCAGTAGGCTTCTCCCACTTGCCAGCCTCATCGAGGTACAACATGTGGAGCTTCTCACCATCGTATGCGTTGTTGGTGGTGTTCTTCCAGTTGATTACAGTATTCAGTGCGTCGCCTCGCTGAGACGTCTTGTTGTTCTTAGTGATACGCTTCGATGGCTCACGGAAAGCCAGCTCCATACGCGGGTTGGTAGTACCGTCCTGGATAGGCTTGAAGAAGAAGGGGTAGCTGCGGAAGATCGCAACTACTTTCTTCATGAAAATATTCTCCTGAGCGTCTTTACCAGTCTTTGACTGAACACCCAAAAGCTTCTCTTTAACTTGACTAGCCTCGTCAACAAGGACAGCAGAGCATACATTAGTGTAGCCAGAACGACGACACTTAGTATATAGCTGACCGAAACAACGGGGATCAGCTTCGCAAGCAGCCATGTGGAGAAAGATTTC